ACCCTGCACAGCCACTAACACGGCTGTATCAATAGCCGGGATGCCTGCGTAAATCCCGACCACATTCAGTGTTGAATCAACCATGCCCTGCCCAAAATCCCAAAAATCATTTATGCCGGTTTTTAAATCCTTGCCGTATTGAGTTGCGAAATCAGCCATCGCACTGTCAATAGCCGCCTTCAGCTTCGGCAGTTGGTATAGCTGCCAGTCCGTTTTGGCGACAGTCGCGGCAACTGATTTGCGGGCGACATTGAGCCGGGCGATCGCTTTGGCGACCTGGTCATCGCCCATGCTTTCGGCCTTCGCTATAAGTTTTTTAACTTCAATGTCGTACTTAGTCGCCATTAACTATTCCTCTGTCATTCCCGCGCAGGCGGGAATCCAGTATTTTTATTTTACTAACGTAAAATCAACATAGAACTCTTGACCCTTAGAGATTTTGCCAATTAGTGATGGATTAGTTATCGTCATTTTCAATTCAGCAGAAGGCGTCCACTTAGCGAATGTATTGTTTTCATCGCTGCCATCTGCTGGATAGCCATCGCTCTTTGATACCGCTGTAAAGGTCAGCTCTTCGCTCGTTTCATGATTTACAACTGCTGCAACTTTCATTTTTGCTCTCATCATTATTCATTTTCTCCCTTTTTAGTTCTCCTGGATTCCCGCCTTCGCGGGAATGACAATTCACTATTCACTGGGCGGAGCGTTTTTCTTCGCCTCTTCGATTTTATTAAGCAGCGCCTCATAGTCCTGTGCGTTATCTTCGAGCGCATTTGCCGCCGCGTCGATTTCGGCCTGCGCGTCAACCTGGTAACCGAGATAACCGGCGATGAATGAGAATATCCGGATTGCAGTTTCGCGCTGGATGAACTTATTGCTTACGGCCACTGCCAGCGCCGTTGTTAATTGAGGAAGAACGCCCGCGAATTTAGCCAGATCCTTCTTGGAGATCTCCGGCATCGTAATGGAGAAACCCGCTTCGGCTTTCGCAGGAGTCAAAACTTTAGCAATGATGGCCTGATCGATGACGAACTGGATAACCTGCATTAAAATTTCTTTTAAATCTTCCTGGCGATCTTCCAGATCCACAACGGGAGCCTGCCCGGACTGATCAGCCTCGGTCTGATACTGTTTGCCGCCGGACCCGAACCAGCTTTCCGGCCTGCCCGCGCCGCCCATAATAAAACTCTTGCCCATATCAAAGCCCGATTTAAAGTCAGTGGCTTTCAGATCGGGAGAGACGGCATCCCATTCAACCTGTTCATTATGCGCCCGTACCGAACCGGGTTCCGGAGGCGGATTGTTTCGCTGCCATTCACGTATCTGGTCGAGATTCATTCCCTTGAGAGTTACGTCCCAAACAAAATTGAGCATTAACTCGGCGCGTTCCAGATAGTTGTATCCGTATCGTTCGAGGGAATCTATCCAGTCAACCAGCGGAAAGAAATCACTAGTTCCACGCGAGGCGTTGGGAGCATTGTTTATCGTCCAGAAAAAACAATCTCCGACCAGCCGTTCATATGTTTTGGAACTGATGTTATAGTCTCTGCGGATAATGGCGTATTTACGGCCTACTCGCCCGTTATTGCCCATCATCTCGACCTGCATCCGCTGTTCAACATTCAGAGGATTAACCCATATCTCCTTGATCTGCGCCGGATCCTCATAGAGAAGCCGCACCGCGCCGTTGTATTGATTGACTTCGACCGGCCAGCATTGTTCGCCGAGAATGGAAAGCCACATTGAGCGATCAGCGAATTTTCGCGCCATGCGGTTTTCGGGATCCTTCCAGAAACGATCGATTATTTTTTGCACATCCGGATCCGTGGAGGTAACCGTGACCGGCCCGGAAAATAGAAATCCTTTATCCATTTTGGCCAGTCGCTTGAACATCATGGAGGCTTTGAACATGTAATAGCAAATCTCGAACATCCGGGATTGTTCGACCGGTTGCAGATTTCGCGTGGCCACGCCGCTGGACAAACTGCGATAACCGTCGTTTGTAGGATCGGCGTTAACCGAGATCGGCATATCCATTTTGGCTTTCTGAATTGCTTCCGTGACGGTTGTTTTGATTTCTTCAGCCATCGACACGCGCAGATTATATTCAGCAGCATGGATATCCGCTTCAGTCTTAAAACCCAGTTTTCTTGCTATCGTTTCCCGTATGCTCATTTTCTATTCACCATTCACTATTCACTGGCGGAGCCTATGCCGCCCTTTCTCCGATTGTTACTTTCTGCCCGAACCGCCCGAAGAATCCGCCCTTGTGCTGAGGCATCCCGCTGCGGCCCATCGGCGACTCATGCTTTGCCGGATTCTGCCCAACACAGGCAGCAGGAATGCTATCTTGTTTAGAGGCGAACCATGCCAGCGCCAGTGCAATCCCGGAATCTCCGTGGCGCTTAAATTCAATATTTTTTGTGTCAGCGGTGTGTATCTTGGGCAGTTTGATAATACCGTCGATCATCTCCAGCGCCCGCACGTCATTCAAAATATCCGCGTCTTTTGGTATATCAATGGATTGATCTTCGAAGGCACGCTGGAAGCTGATCATGTTTTCGCGGTACCAGGCATCATTAAGCATGACCTGGTTGATTCTATTCTGACCGTATTTGTCCGCTGTATATTCGGCCAGCGTTGAGCCATTACCCGTGGCATCCATAGCGCCGTAACGAAATCGCGGCAGGTGATCAATAAAATACCAGAGAATTTGCTCCTGCTGACGTGTGGGCACATTGTGCATTTCGATTATAAAAGGGCAGCGACGCATTAGCGTTTGTTCGATGGAAAGAGGAGTTATCACCGAAAAGTCCCCATGCCGTGCAAAGTCCTGACCGAAAACGTGCTCCCGTTCTGTGTCCAGCATTTCCATGATGGGTTTGAGATTGATTCTGATCCACTCGTCCGTCCATGATTCCCGATAAGAGAGACCCCTCAGGACAAAATCATTATCAAGGGCAAGCCGCAGAATAGGGCGGGGTTCTTTCATACATTCCTCGATAAGGACGCCGGGAATAGCCACGCCTGATCCTTCTCTCGGAATCGCATCCAGCTCTTCCCGCATGGCAGCCTTATTTGCGCCATAGGCGGAGCGTACTTTCTTGTACCACGCCGCTTTCCCTTCAGTCGTTGCTTTCCACCCTTTGACCATACAGACGCGCTCATAGAGGCCATTAGCGACGGCATCATCAAAGGTCACTCTAAAAATCTTAAAGCCGTATAGTCCCGCCCTGGTATCGCGGACAAGTTGATTAAACGGATTTTTATCGCCGTTATGTGTAGAGATGATACGTATCTTGCCACCCCAGATAATAAGAGCCGTGGCGGCATCAATGACGGCCTGAACGTTTCTGTGAAACGCCGCTTCGTCGATATTTACTATTCCCTGAAGGCCACGGATACTTGCCGGATTGCTGGAAAGAGCAACCTGTTCAAAACCGGAGGCGTAGCGAATTCGGAAAGCTGTTATGTTTTTAGTTGAACCGTCAGGCTGCTGGTCCTCAAACAAAAATACTTCGATGCCTTTCCATCCATCGGCCATTGCGGAAGCCATAACTTTGGCCATATGAGCGGCATAACCGATATATTCAAGACCCTTTTCCTTTGTATCGCCGATATAATAGGCATTGTCACCGCCAGCCATCTTGCTGCTTGAAGTGGTAATCGCATCATCAAGAGCCGTGGCATAGGTGATTCCCGTACGCCGACCTTTTTCAGCCAGGTTTAAGTCATACTCATGCAACTGCCGAATCCACTCAGCCTGATGCGTCATTAGAACGCCTTCAGCTAAAGGATCATAGTTTGCTGGCATTTCGCGCACGCTGGCCGGTAACTCTTCAAAACTCAATATACGGACAACGTCGCCGGGTACGTTAGACATTGCTTTTTACTCCCAAGACCTGTTCGCGCCAGAAGCGCGCCTGATCTGTATCCATTCCCTGTTGTTTCGCGACTTTTTCTACAACGTCGGCAACATCTTCGATTGCTTTCTTCCTTGCTTCAGCCATCCACTTCTTTTGGTCGACGCTGGCCTTGCTTAACTTCGCGATCATGACGCCCATCTTCGGCAGACTCTCGAAGTTCTTCGCGTCTGTCAGTGCTTCAAAGGCTTTGGTCTGCACCAGACGGATCAGGGCTTCGTTCATATTATTGTCGTCGTCTTTGGCCGCGTCCGCGACGGCGCGAGCCTGTTCGGTGGCCATCGTGATTGCCGCAAGCCTCTCTTCGAAGTTCTGGCCGTAACGATGAAGCGAGGAACGCGAGATATCAAAGCCCTTGCCCTGGAGCCAGTCAGCCAGCGCGCTGTAATCGCAGAATTTTCCCTCCAGAAGCTTCTGATTAAGTTCGCCGAGAATATCTTCAGGCAATGTTATGATCTTTGATCGTTGGGGCATATTGAGTTCCTAAACGTCTGTTGGATCGTTAAATTTCATTTCATTTTCCTCTTTATCCCACTCCACTTCGTTTCGGGGATAGCTCGCTTTGGGATCCCATTGGGGATCCACAGGCTCGCTACCATTTTGCGGGGCGTGCTATGCCCGGATCACAAGAGACCGTATATTCAACAACATCAATGCCGTTGCGGTTAATTTTCGAGAACCACACGGCACGATCACGTTCCAGTTCAATTAGTTTGCGGGCAGCTAGGTAATCGAGTTCCCTGCGGATTTCATAGTCAGTGACACCCGGGACGACAGGGTCAATGGCGCGACGGATAATGACCTCGGATGTTCCCACCGGACGCGCCGCGTTGAGCGCCAATAAAATCAACCATCGCAATTCTTCACAACGTGCTTTTGACAAATCCATTGAGTTCATTATTTTTTCTCCTTGTATGTATCCACAAAGAGGTCTCGCAATTTATCCAACTTGTAATTAATGCCGACCTCAAACCTGATAAAATCCTCGCGCCTTACATATTCCAACGGCATTGCCGCTTTTAATTCGAGTAACTCCCTTTGCAGATCAGAACAGGCTTTTTCCGTGCCACTAAAATTTACCAGTTTGTCCTCGACGGTTTTAATGAATGTGGCAATTTTGTCATCGATTGTATTAAATGAACGTCCGAACATTACTCGCAGCGCGGCGATAATGATTACACTCCATCCGGCGACAAGTCCTAGTAGCGCTAAAAATAGTTGCCAGTGTTCATTCATAATGAGTCTCCAAGTTTTAGAAGCGCAGCGCACTGAAACTTGCTGAGCGAATTATCCCTGAGCCGCAGGCGAATGGGGTCCGTACATTTCTTAATCATTTGCTAAAAACCTCTCTCCATTTTTTTCAACCAACTCCTGACAATCTATGCAGCGTCTGGCTGCGGGATTCGCTTTTAATCTCTTTTCCGGTATCGGTTCACCGCATCCGATGCATTTCCGTGCTTTTACTCCCTTGCCCTTGACGGGTGATGGTGATCGCCCTGCAAAATGTTTCCTCAAAGCGTTATTTCTAAAAAGCTCTTCATTCTGCTGTGCCTTGTCAATGATATCGCCCATTAGTTTTTAATCGAGTCCGCTTTAGCTAATAGTTCAGTTTTTTGTGCGCTTCCTTGCGAACTACCGAAGAAATAACTATTGACGCTGGTATAATTGCTCGACAAATTTCCGATCAACATGACGATGATCGTACCCATTGCACCCATCGCCTCAATAGTTTTACCGTGCCCCAGCATCCAAATAAAAACTCCGACAACGATATAAAACCCTAAAGTGTTGAGCCAGGCCAAAGCATAGAGGTTGTAATCTCTTTTTCCCGTCGCTTTGGTTTTATCGACATCCATCGTTCGCGCGCTTTGGATATCGGAAAGTTGCGTTTTCAAGAATTCAATATCCTGCTCCCGTTTTTTAAGTATGAAATCCTGTTCCGCGAGCGCCAGTTTAAGGGCGGATTGCGGATCGGACGCGATGGCTGTGTGGATTTCGTCCGGCGTGGCATTAGTGCCGCATCCGAATGCCTTTGCCAGTGAACTCATGACATCGAGGGCAATACCGGCAGGAGCGCCGATTCCGGAGGCGTTAAGTATCTTTGCGAGAGACGGCGCGTAATCAGCAATGCCGTCGCCTATTTTTTTAAGGATGTTATCTGCCATCTTACTTCTCCTTTTTGTCTCCGATTATGTTTTACCTGTGGTGACGCCGGGCGGTTACTCGTGGCGAGTGAAGATGCACGCCCCGCCCGGCGCCTATCATCACAGGAGTTTTTATTCAGTCTGAACTAAATCAGTAATCTGTCGGCAAAGATTTAAAACTCTAAATATGTGTCCCTTGACATATATATTTTGTGACACTCTCTGATATCTTTGCATTCTGAAAATCATATACTCTTGCCAGTTAGTCGGTTTCATATTTAAAATTTCCTGATTTCCGCCACCTGGCAATTTCGGATCGTTTTGCGGATTGACCTGAGAATCGAATAAAGTTATGTCCATCGGAAATGGTTGATTGTCACACCCTGCCGGAATCCAATAATCCGTGAGATAGGTTTCTTTGGCCTGTTCGAGTGTGGTATTGAGACTTATCCAGGGATGAAATTTCTTTGCCAAACCCCAAATAGTGAACCCACCGGGATCACATGGATCACTGGAGGGTTTTCCTTCCAATCCGATTGTTAATTGAAACGCTTTGTTGAAGTTTTCTCTCATGCTTCAATACCTGTGTAACTTCTTTAGTCCAAAAACGACGAAAGCCCGACGCCGGAAATTAATCCGGGGCCGGGCTTCTTGAGCCTCTTCCTTCGCCGATGGTGCTCTAGGCTCTCTCTCCTCTTGCGAGAAGTCAGCGAAGGTCAATTA